TTTAAAGTTCTGTTTCCGTATCTTTCTACCTCAGCTTCATAAACCTCAGGTAGGTATTGTTGTGCAAAATCATTTGCACCCGCGTTAAATGCTAAGTAGTTATTAGCAAGTAACAATTGTGATTGGGAAGGTATAATGCTTCCAAACACAGGAGAAATTTGTCCCATAGTAATTAATTGTTTTGTTTTTAGTTAAATTTTCTTGTTTTAATTCTTAACTTAGAAGAATCAAGACCACTGATAGCTTTAACTTTTAACCCTCCAACAAAAACATCTTGATTAGGACTTGTCCTAATATTATCAGTTATGTTTTTAGATTGTGACGCAACATCTCTTATAGCATCGGATTTTCCTTGCTCATAAAAATGCTGTGCGATAGTATCAACGTTTTCAGCGGCATACATAGCTTTGTGATAACCTTTAACATCCTTTACATTACCTTTATCATCTAAGAACTTCTTAATTGTGTTTGTAATATTTGATTGTTTAGTTGCAACTTCACTAGGATTTTTTACTCCATATCTAAATTTCTTTTCCCCTACGTTAATGTCAAAACCTTTGAAATCTTTAGAGAAATAATCTTTAGTGTTAGATTTAAAATCTTCATGTTGTTGTTGAGCTGTGTTTTGCTCTTCATTATAGCGATTGAAAAAGTCCATAGCTTTTTGTTGGTCTTGTGTCGTACCAGGTCTCAACTTGATTTCCTCGTAGTATTGACTTTTTAAACCATCTAAATGCTTTCGGGCTTTTGCAACCTCTTCTTTATATGCGAGTTTCTTTTTACGAATCTCACGTTCCTCGTCCACTTCTTCATCAAATGAAAAATTATCCTCAATCATGAAGTTAATTTCACTTGAATCTAAGTGTGATTTGGCTTGTTTATAATACTCTCTTAAAAGAGTATCGTTGTCTACATTAGAATAGTCAGCATTTAATCTAACATAATCTTCTAACGTTCCACCTGTTTCTCTCATAAAGTCTACGACTTTTTCGATGTTCTCAGGTAATTTAGCTATTTCCCTTGCCTCTTGAGGTGTAGGAGCAATAACTTTTTCTTCTAGTTTTTCACCTATCTGTTGTATTTCTTCTTCAACAATTTCTTGAATAGGTTTTACTTCTTCTTCTTCTTTAATTTCAGAAACCGGGCTGGGCTCTGATACTCGTTCGTCCACTTTAGGGCTATCTCCGGTTTGTTTGCCCACAACCACTTCCTCTGTTTTTCCGACTTGAATGGCATCTGTTTCTTTTTTAGGTTCCTCTTGTTTCTTTGATAAATCGACTCTAATAATATCGTCCTTTACCAATTGTTTTGGTTTACGTTTAATTTTAAACGTACCTTCTTGTTGTACTGTTTCTGACATAATATAATATAATATAAATTAATAAAAATTCTTATTGTGGACCAAATTGATTTAATCCAAACCCACCTAAACTGTCATTACCTTGGGATTCAAAATCTGTAGGCAATAAATCATTTTTTCTTTGATCTATCATTTTTGACTGTTGTGAGGCTTGCATTTGAGTTCGCTTATCCTTACGATTTTCTATTTCTCCTTCTTTTTGTTGAATTGCTTTTGTTTGCATTTGAGCTAATTGCAGGTTATATTGAAACTCTTCAGCCATTAACCCCCTTTTTATCTCAGCCTCTGTTTGCATTCTTTGTATTTCAAATTGAGACTTAGCTTGTTCTAATTGAACTTTAGATTGAGTCATTGCCTCTTGTTTTTGAACTTCTTGCATAGCAGCGGCTTCACTAGCTTGTTGTTGTGCTTCGCCTTGAGCTTGTATCTGAGCTTGTTGAGCTTGTTGATCTTGTTGCTGCTTCTTTTTTCTTCTATACTTTAAAACCTGATTACCCAAAGCAGTGTTTTTAATGTTTCTAATATCAATAGCATCTTCTAAAAATATTTGGTTTTGTTGTAAAGCCATTTGGATATTTTGCTCTATCATAGCTTTTTCTTCATCTTCAGGTTCTAACTCTAAGAAAATACCAAAATCATATAAATGTAATGTATCTATTTCTTTTAAAGTTTTAGTATTAAAGATACCAATAGTAGATTTTAAAGCATTATTAGTTAATGCAAAGTCCATCATATCAGCAACTCTTAAACTAATGTTTTCACAAACTCTCACTGTTAAATATAAACTAGCGTCTAATATATGTCTTGTTGCAACATTTGATGCGTTAGCAGCCATTTTTTGTAAACCAACTAAAGCATTTGGATCTGGCATACTACCATCTCTTGCTTCATTAAGACCAGTTACATCTCTTATCATTTGTAAATAATACTGGTAAGTCTGTATTAATGATTGTATTTTACCACTGGCATTAGACCCTTGTAATTCTTGAATAGGTACTTTACCTCTGTTAGGATCTCCATCTTGAGTTAAAGATCTACCAACTATAGAACCAGTTTGGAAATACATGTTTAATGCCTCTTGTGGATTATAGTTTGTTCCATTACCTAGATCAACTTCAGCTAAACCATCAACATCTACAAACACACCATCTGGAACCATCCTTTGTATTACTTGTTGTAGTTTTAACGATGTTATTTGTATCATATCAGCAAAACTAGTAACACGACTAACTAAAGATTCTATACGACCTTGATATAACTTTGGCGCACATATAGCATAATTCATATTAACCTTCGTTAAATCGCTTTTAGGTCTAGTCATATTTTCAGCTAATTTCCACTCTAGCATTTGTGGAACACCCATAACTTTTGCTCCACTAAATAAAACCTCTATACTTCTTGAGACTCTATCAAAATTATCGCTTTCAGGTGGATTAAATGAATCAGATTTTTGCAGTGTTTTTTCTAAACCTTGATCAGTCTTTTTTATTTTAAAAACTTGATCAATAAATGTTTTATATTCAAAAAATAATATTTGAACTTCATCAATGTCATAGTTTGCATTAGCTATATAACCACCACTACTAGGAGATCTAACCATTTTTTGAAGTTCATCATCTGTTAAATATGACCATTGTTTTTTTATTTCAGCTAAAGTCAAAGATTTTATTTCTCCAACATAATATATGTCTTCAAAATTAGGATCATTTGTGTAAGAGTAAACTAAATTAGCTGGATCAACATATTCAACGACAACCCCATTTGATTTATTAAAATTTGTTTTAACAGCTCCAATACCTATAGTAACAATGTCTTCATTAATTCTCTTATTAACTAATTTATATTTATTAAATTCTAAAACATTGTTTATAACTTCTTCTTCAGCTATCTCAATACTTTGTTTATAATCTAACTGTAAATGAATTTCTAATTCTTCTGGTGATTCAGGAAGATCTTCTGGGTTAGGTGTATTAAATGTACTAACACCAGTAGCTTGTTCTAATGCTAATATTTCTTGTTTCGCACCCATGTCTCTCATTAATCCAGAAGCATAATCAGTTCTTTGTTTTAATGAAAAAGGATCTTGAGCAAAAGCTTTTATTTCGTAGTTTTTAGCTGAAATACCGTTCACGACTATATCTACAAATTTAGGTATAATAGCAACTGGTTTCCAGTCTAAATTTAAATAAGACAAATCGCCATTAATAGACAATTCATCTTTATACTTCTGAACACTTTGTTCTCCTCTAGCATATAATCTAAGATTATGAAACTGCTGATAACCTGTATTCCACCTACTACCGATTACTCTACCTCCTCTAAACCATTCGTATTCAATAGCTTGCCCAACCAACAAACCATATTCTTCAGTTTTCTTTTCCCCTTCAGATACCATCTGACTTGGAAATGCACTATTAATACCAGTGTTTAATTTCATCTATTAATTATTTTTGATTCATTGCCTCTATTGTCATACGTTGAAAAACTTAAATTCAAAGGCTCTTTCACTGTTTCGGCGACGGGTCTGTATTTATTTTTGTTGCAAGCCATAATGGCTAATCCCGAGCTAATCGAGGCATCATGTTTTGTTCTATCGTTTATATTAAATGAAGCCCAGTCTTCAAGTGTTCTTTGAAAATACATCGTTCCATACTGCTCATTGTTATAACCTACAAACATCTCGATATAAGCTTCAATAGCTGCTGCATGAGCTTGCTTTATATCTTCACTTGAATTTGGTATTCCACCTATTTCTTTCTCTGTTACAGATAATTTATGCATTGTCTTATCTGGTCTATTCATTGAAAATCCTCTATAACCTCTTCTTTTAAAATAATATAAAAGTCTTGGTTTATTATTCTCTGCAAGTATTGGCATTCCGTAAA